TTTTTTTTTGAGACGCGATTGCGTCTTACTTTGTAATTTTATTTCTTCCCGTTCCTCCTGATTTGAGTGGTCGGAAAGATTACCGTAGGGGCCGAGAGTAAACTTCGGCCTGCTTTAAGATGTTCTTGTTGTTCTTAAACTGCTGGATGGCTGATTTGCCTGATACCACGAATTGTTCTTTATCAGTGTGTATCGATCTGCCTTGCACGTTGTGTTGAACCAAGTTCACCTTCTTCGGTCTTCCGGGTGCGTCGTTGAAGACCGTGTTTGATTCCGTGAAGAGTGTGTAACCCAAGTGTGCGATGTCTGTGCGGTTGTAATCTTTTTCATTGCCGCAATGCACCTCGAGTTCGAAATTCTTCAAGGTTTGGATGCCCAGTTTCTTGTATGACTCATGTTTCTTTACGATATGGTCAGCGATGAGCATCTTCGTTGCTATCTGTGTCTGCGTTTTGTTTTCAGCAGCCACTCTACCGAGATCGACTTTGGGAAGCGCATTGGCGATGTTCTTAACGCCGGCTAAACCCATTGTGTGACCTATCGGACCATTAAGCTTCGAAGGACCTACGATGGTCTTCTGAAGCCAATGTGTGAACGATGGTACGATGTTATAGTCGTCGGATCTCACATCATCAAAGATGATTTGACGCGTGATAGCTTCTTGTTCTGTAAACATGTAGATCTGTGCTCGTCCCTTCTTGTGGAACTTGAATGAGGATGTTGAACATTGTGTGAACCCATAGACTGCGTTGACAATAGTCCGACCTAGATAGTCGGGGTCGATTTGTTTTAGCGCAAACTTCTTCGCGTAAAGCAGTCCATTCAACTTGATTAGTTCAGACAGTTCTGAGTGATGCACAGCGGACAAAAGCTCAAGCATGGCTCTCTTATAAGCCAAAATGAGTAAATTGGGAGTCAAACCTTTAGTATGGTCCAACATCGCCTTTTTCGCCCATCTAACATCCCTCTGTGTTAGGTCTCCTCTGATCTTGACGCCAGATCTTACTTCATGTTTACGGTGTTCATTTAATGGTTCTACGTCCTTTCCACTGTCATGTTTATGTCTGTAAAGAGACATGTCGATGCCGAGAGGCTCATTCATGGCCAATCGGTAATTATGTTCAGTGGTTGGATCAACACGAAGTCGCTTTCCAACTTTTGCAAAGTTGAATCTTGCGATTGGCTGACCTCGAGCAATTAAGCCCGATTCGAGACGCCCGTCTGGTACCGACACGTTAGTCAGGTCACCTGCATGAAACTTGTTGTGGTTAAGTCCGGCAAAGTCGTTTCCTAATTTTCGCGAAACGATCTTGCTGCATTCGATGTTGTCGAAGCGGACAGAGTCAAATAGCTTGGCGGTCTGGAATAAGAAATCCCGACCGAACATAGTTTTGGCTTTGTCTAGAATTAGTTTCGTGGGATACAAATAATATGTGACCCCATCAACCACAACCCAATACTTGGTGAACCCTTCTATCTCTATTTTTGATACCAAGGTACGGTATGTCCATTCATGAAAACCGATTTGTTGGGGTAACTTGAAAGATGCATATAAGGCTTTCAAACGCCTTCCGAGAGCGGGCAAGACTTTGACGTCCCGCGTTGCACGACCATGACGAGTGGTGTGCTTCCTGCTCTGGGGGCCGATGTAGATTATGTTATTAATATACTCGGCAATAATGTCTCTTCCTGTGTTTCCCTCGTCTTTCAATCTGATGCCGTAGCTGGCGCGAGCGTTGTCGTTTTGAACGGTATCCATTCGATAATGAATTGCACAACAAGCCGCGTCATCTCCTTTGACCATGTGGTGAATAGTATTGTACTCTTTCCCTTTTAGATCTTTATGATAACTTGCGTTTAAGAAAGGGTTGTTTGTATCGTCACCGAATTTGATTCCTCCTAATGCCATAAGCAATGGATTCATCAAAGTGTTATAGCCAAAAGTTGCACCATTGCCAGAATTGTTCTGGCCAGTTCTGTTCGCTCCTTGAATACCCTTCTCGGCCTGCTCATACCTAGATCCGTAAGCGTCCGCACGAATGCGGTCGACTAGATCTTGACTTGCACCACATTCGATGAAGTACTGGCAAATGGCAGTTAATAGAGTCAACCGAAATTGAGTATCGTAGGCAGAAAAATCGGAACAATAGACTTCAATTGGAATACCAGAGGTATTATTTTCCATCGCAGTCTTTATTGCTAGTTCTACTTGTGCTCGCTCTTCTAATTTGTCTAAACCTTCACTGACGTGAATGTTGAAACCGTCTACTGAACAGTCAGTAACCATTTGCAAAATTATCCTTCCCAGAGTGGATTGGGGAATGGTTTTCGCAAAAGATTGGGGATTGACATTTTGAGCTGGCTTGCATAACTTAGCATCCAAGTCGCCAGATAAGTTGAATCTGGCTTGATCTTTCTGTTCTGCTCCCTGCCGTCTATAACCGGCACGGGCGGAGGTCTCAGCGATTGAAGACTGCATTTCGTTCATTAGTCTCACTGGTTGCTTCTTTGAGTCAGCTGCGTGTGCGGCGCCCGCGTAGGCGGCCGCAACTCGATCGGTCATGTTTGCGAAGAACGATCTTAACTTTTCAGCCGGGTACAATTTCGGAAGCAACTCTTGAGCCTGAACTAAGAGAGCTGTGCTATTGGTCATCTCGATACCATCCACATGCACTAATCTTTTCTCCATGTTTTGCATGGTAGTAATACCGTTAGGTCGATCATTGTGCATATTCATAAAATCAATCATGCTTGACCCAGCATGATGGACTAGTGGACAGATCTTGGCGTCAGGGAACAAACTGACGTTAGCAAACTCTTTCCTTTTCGAATCGGATTCGACCAGCTTTTCGAAATTTACTGCAAAGTTGCTTTTAAAATTGAGCTTTTTAATAATGTCCGTACCGCTCACTCCAAAATTGTTTTCATAGAGTGTATCTGCGTTCGCGTCCATCAATTGCACAAATGCTTGCATGTGAGCAAGCGCATTCATTGCTTTCTGCTGGTAATCCATATCTGGACTGTGCCCTAAAACGTCGTTAGCCGTTAACACTTCACCATTGGCGACCCAAGAGTCTAACTCGAGGCCAATTTGTTCGTCAGCGAACACCATCATTGATGCGTTAGTGTGAGTATAAGGGTCGAAATGTGCCATACCTTGCGGTATGACAACGTCGGCCTTTTCAAAATCACTGTATTCACTGGGGAGTGGGCGAGCGTCTCGGCGATGAAACAAGGTTGTATGGTCATTGCCATGAATAAATCTCATGTGACCTGGTTGGTAACCCTTGATATCAATATCCGGCGTAAAAGTGAGCTCAGCACTGTCTATCGCTTGCACGGGAACGGATCCCACGCCTGTTGCTTTCAGCAGAGCAGGCTGAACGAAACCAAAAGTAGTCATCTCAGTTTTCGCTCGTGTAAGCGCGACAGTCAGGAACTGCCATAAAGTGGTCTGCTTTGCGCTGCGAGTAGCTAGAGTTTTGTAATTCCATCCTTCAATCCCGACAACCCAGGCGTTTTCAACTGTAACACCTTGGCCTGCGGAAAATGTTTTAACGGAAACAGCGCCGACTAGATCTTTCAGTTTTGGATCATCTGCGATTGCCAAATTGATTCTGTCGACACACATCTGCTCTGCATCTACGTCGCCGCCACGCATGGCGGCTGACTTTTTAGCGACCAAAATTAGGTTAGGCATAGTGAATTTGCCCTTCACACATTCGTGGAGTCTGTTGCGAATATTTTTAATCGTTGCTGCACCTCCTTCTTTCCAACGTAAAACCTTACGGCCATTGGTAGATTGAAGCTTGTCGCCGTAGATTGACTTGCTCAATGGATTTTTATTGAGAATGCCAACCAAATCGGGACTGTTGAAACGATAGATCTTGTTCATCTTGAAGTCAATTCTCCAAGTGTCGCTTGTGACCCAACATGTGGACTGGGTTAAATCACCAATACCGCATACCTTTGCTTTAGGAAGGTAAGCTGATAACAATTGGATAAAGCCTGGATGACGTGCATAAACTTCGTCAATATAGAGGTACTCTAGTTCTTGAAAGTGTCCCTCAAATTTCATGATGTCTTGTGCGATCTGAGCGAAACATTTCACTCGGTCTTTGATATCGTTCTCCAGGGAAGGTGAGTGCTTGGTAAGCGTCTCCCTAACTTCATCTTTAGTTGTTGTCGACCATGTCATTACGAGGAAACTTTCTTTGTTCTGGATGTGTCCTTTTACAGTTTCTACCATGAACGTTGTCTTTCCGGAGCCAGGTGGCCCCTGATAGTATACATGTTCTCTCGTCAAATCTCTGGACGCCAAATCAACCAAATCAACGTCATCTGGGTTGATACACTGCTCGCTGTCGTTTCCAACTTGAGTCAGATATTCCTGGATAGCCATCAGATTGCAAGTCTTTTTGAAAAACTTATGCTGATTGCCGTCAACCCACTTACATCCTTTTCTCTCATGGTAAGCTACATCCATGTAAATTCCTGTTTTACCGTTGGTTTTATCGTATACTTCGGCGATAGTCTGAGTGTTGACCAGTTTGTAATCTGGGTCTACTTCACAAACATTATCAATTTGAATGCCGATGATGTTCTGCCTCTCGCGTTGCTTAAACACGTCTTCATAACGTGGCATGCGGGCGGCTGAGATAGTGTCCAACACACAGGAATTGCTCGTTCGTTGCTCGACTTTGATATGTTTATATCGATAAGTGGTGGGCATTCGGTTTTGGCCAAATTTCCTCCACACGAAATACATAACTCGTTCCGGGATACTGTAATTGACGTCTCCAATAACTGTTATCGTAACCACACGTTTCTTGTTGATTGTTTGACAACCTGCTTTGTAAATCACGAAGTGACTAAAAAGCATTTCATCTTGTGTGTATGTGATAATATGGGGAAACACCAGTTGTTCGTAGGGCGTAATGTTCATGCCTTGTCCAATTGTTCTGAACTCTTTAAGAGTTTCATGTTTTCTAACTGAATAGTAAGGGATAAGCATGGAACACGCGTCTTCGATCATTTTGATATCATTCGGGTACGTTTCGTCGCGCTGAGCTGTCTCAATAAGTCTTTTGCCTGCTTTGTGGTTGATTTTGTACTCCGTTCGGGGGTACCGTTTCATGTGTGAACATGCTCCTCTTGTTTTCGAGTCGCGAGTCCACTCCACTAAGGCGTTCTTAATTTGAGCTGGATCTAGTAGCTTGTCTCCATCTGGCGTTAGGGTGTTCATCGGTTCGTAAAACGTTTGACCGTCTTTACCGGTGTGGGAAAATAATCCCGTTTGATCACGTTTCCAATCTGTCTCGGGAAGGCGTTGCCTTCGAGGACCTCCTCTCTTTTTGGAATCGTCATCTTTTCCACCCTTCTTGCCGTGAGAGTCGTCAGTTTTCTCCTGGTCCGTTGTCTTACCGCATTCTAAGCATACTACGTTCTTGCCCCTTTTATCAAAGGTGTGATCGGCACAAACGTTCTTTTTGCATACCGTGCATCGGTTGACACCGTGATTTAGACGAGCGTACTTCACATGAAATTTGCTTTCACATGGCTTCCGCCTGTCCCTTACCAGGTGGGCTCCATAGAATTCTATACCGTATCTTTTGCAGATTTGGTAGACCATTGCTTGATGGTTAATGTCACAGAAGGGGATTCCCGTTGCTCTTTGTTTTACCGCTTTGTAGATTTTATTCACGGTGGCAATAATTTCCCTTGAGGACTGATCGCGTGGATTCTTGTAGGCTTTGTAAAATTGCTCGTCAACATAATTGACGAACTTTCTTTGCCTTTTAGTTAATTTCAGATTACCGTAGTGCCGTCTTTCGTCATACGATTCCGGCTCGGTTTCTGTTTCCGACGCTTCCATCTCTTCGTTTACCAGACCATCGAACTTGTTAGTAGTAACGATGCGGTCCGGTTTGGTTGGTGCATTCTGTGGGTCCCTTTCGGCTTCTTTGGCCGCCTTTTCTTCGTCTTGCTTTTTCTTCATTGCTTCGGCTGCAATTTTTAATTTCTTGTTGCCGATTTGCTCGCAGACGTTGTTAGCGAATTTGACAACTCGCTTGGCAGACTTTTCGTTGGTATTCTCCATGATCTGATCAAGGTTGGTGTGTACTTCTTTCAACACTGCGTTGAATCTCATTTCAGCTGTCGCGTCAATGGATCCATCATCGTTGAAAAATGTTCGTACAAATGATTCTATCACCCGCTTGAGATCTTTTTCGGAGTACTTCGGAATTGCCTCAGATACTGACTCGCTGGTTTGGTGTTCTTCGGGAACACCCCGGACTACAGCTTGGCCCGCTTTGGATCTTAAAATAGATCCTACTTCCGGTAGAGATAGGGTTTTAGTTTTCAATACGCATCTCTCCGGGTCTGCCATCTCTTCGACCTCACTATGAATGTCTTCCTTTTCGGGTATGTCTGCTTGTTCTTCAACAATCAGCTCAACTTCAGACAAGCTAGCTTTGGGCTCTACGATGGGCTTTCCTTCCTCGCTGTCTACAATAATAAGCGTTTCGAACACTTCATCATCTTCTGAATCAGAGTCTAACAAATTATAGGTAGATATGCGAGGGGCTGGCTTTTGGCGGTTGTTCGGGACAACCGGCTGCCTGTCGGTGGCCTTCACCGGATCGGACTCTACAGTATGTTGATTAGCCTCAACTGTCTGAGAGTGTCCGTCAGACTCGACAACTTCTTGTTGTTGGCACTTCGGGCTTAGGGGTACTTCGCCTTGGCTCATCTCTGAATCAGAAAAATCCTCTCCAGAGAGCTCACTAATAGTGCCGATGCTGAATCTTGACGCAATGTAGTTCATGACGGGAATGGTGTTTGAATCACCGCTGTCCTCGTCCTCACTTTCGTTTTCGTTTGCCATGCGCAATTCTTCTAAATAGAAGTCTTTGCCTAGCGGCGCGTGGTTAGTGTCGTCATTGATTCTGGGAGTTTCGTCTTCGTTTGCTTCTCGATACCGTTCTTCTTCTTGAACAGCTTCATCATCCGAATACTCTTCCTCAGACTCTTCAGCATCACTGGGGTCATTTTGTTCGGTTTGTGCCGCAACTAGATTCTCGCGAATCAAGGTTGCATCAGCACTGTTAAGATCGTAACATGTATTAGATTCGATGTGTACGAGCCCCTCCAAACTGATGTAATAATTGCCCATGTATTGCTCTCTCTTGCCCCTGTAAGAAAGAGTTGGGCTTTTGCTCTGCAAATTGAGATTAAGTGTTTCTGCTCGTGGTTCGTAAATAGACGTCCATACGGATGTCTTCTTGAGACTATGAAACAACTTAAGGATGACAAGAGTGATTTCGGGATCCTGCCAGTACTTCGTGAAAGAAGAACCGACGCGGTATCCTTGACTCTCTACAACATAGATAATGCCGTTGTGAAAGAATCGAATCAACTCGTGGTCATTTTCAGGCGCTCGAATGAATGGAATGGTTTGTACCTTTCGAGTAGCATGTCTGACTTGCAGGTCAAGGGTGTCTAAGATTGGATGATTAAAATATTCATTGTAATTACCCTCGTTAAGAGAGACTCCAACCTCGATACCAAATGCGTGTCGTGCGAGGATAAAATAGATGTCCGTTTTGAGGAGATCAGCCATTACGCGTCCTGTGTGTTCTCGTGAGGCTGAGACGTAGTCTTCAATCGAGTGAATCTTGACAGTTTCATTTAACCGTCCATGGATTATGTCGTCGATGATGTCATCTTCTATCTGCGCTGCGCTATGAAAATGTTCCAGAGCAACATCAACCTGGCGTTTGAGTCCAAGTTTGTCGCTTCCTGAAACTGTCGCGATTGTAATGAAGTTGGGGCGTTTAACTGCCTCTCGAACTTCTTTGCGACATTTCTTCGACGCTTTTGAGACCATAAATTTCGTTTTACCATCATGTCGGATGATAAAGACTT